CTAAAATATTATCAATTGAGTTACCAATAGCAACACAATTTGTTACTAATGTTTTTATAGCATTAGAAGCAATATTTATTCCATGTTGTTGGTGCGTATCAAAAGCGGCTGTTGCACTTAAATATGTAGCATTGCAATTAACAATTTTTGTATATATTCCACCATTTAATAGAACACCACTATTAGTATTATTGATAAAATCACATCCTATAAAACTGTTATACTCGTTTCCACTATATGATGAAACAATAGCACCATTATCACTACAGTTTTGGAACATACAATTAACAAATGTACAATTATAGCAATTCCCGTCTAATAAAACCCCGTTTGCTCTTTGTGAGAACCAACAATTTGTAAACTTGAAACTGAAGCAATTAAGAAGTCTTACTGGCTCTGCACACCCATCAAAGTAACAATTTGTAAATACACAGAATGACGCTGAATTTCCATTAACAGTTGTACTACCATTATGAATAATTACAAGTGGTTTATTATACGCAATAATATTAATATTAACACACTCAATAGCTTGCACATAATCTTCAAACGCAATACCACTTCCGTAAGCATTTGTAATACCAACATTTGATGCTAACAGTTTGTCAATATAAACATCACTAGCATTTTTAAACTGTACCATATTATAATGAACGTTTTCAAACGTTAAGTTACTTAAATAAACACCACTACAGTCATGAATATAAACTCCACCATAAACATTTTCAAAGAAAATATTATCAAGAGAACAACTATCACCAGTTCTTGTTATTTCAATAGCAAAATCAGAACTAGGTATTTCATTGTTCACTATGCTAAAATTTCCTACATGACTGATACCCTTAACAATTAGTTTAGCATTGTTTTTTAAGATAAATCTTGTTGATTTTCCACAACCAATAAGCACACTGTCATTAATTGTTAAATTTGATGATACAATGTATGTACCTGACGGTAGATAAACAACACCATTTGAACCACAAGCGGTTATTGTGTTAGATATAGCACTTGTATCATCTGTAGTTCCATTACCTCTTGCATCATAATTAACAACATTGAACACTTTTAAGTTCTTGTCTTTAACATATACAGTTTCCCCTAAGACATTGAAATTAGAAACACAATTCATAATATAACTCTCCTTTGTTATTTATCTTTTTAATAGTGCAACTATAGCAGGTCTTACAGTAACGGTTACTGAGTCACCATTACGTATATCTATTCTAGGATATATTGACGTAGATGACATACCAAAATTATAGACATTGATAAAACCATTATCAGTCCATACACCAACAATTCCTAAAAAAGTGTAACCACTAGGTATTGTAAAATCTGTGTATGCTGTTGTACCACCACTTATTAACGTCACTGATGAATTTCCATATATTATTTGTGTAGTAATATTTGGAATAGTAGGTTTATCAAACAAGTCATTATAATTTCCAGTAGTTGCTACAGTTGAAAGTTGTGGTTTATCAATCAAGTTATTATAACTTCCAGTAGTTGCTACAGTTGAAAGTTGTGGTTTATCAGACAAGTCATTATAACTTCCAGTAGTTGCTACAGTTGAAAGTCTATCAATCTTATCGTGTGCTTCCTTATCTCTGATACGCAATATCTGTTTATTCATTTTAAAGCTTTCAAGATAGTGTGCCATATAATCACCGCCTAACTAATTGTCATAGAGTTGTCAGTATAATTATAAGTGTGTGTATCTCCTGTAGTAGAAGTACTTTCCTTTGATAATGTTATACTCTCTGCACTCTCGTTATAAATTGCATTAATCATAATAGTATTGAAGTATTTATCAACAGCGTCTTTAATTTTCTCCTCATAAGTGCTATTAATACTTTCAATAACTTCATTTATTTTATTAGTAAGTTTACATAGCACTTCATAATAACTAAGACTGTCATCATATACTAAAGGTAATACTTTATAGCATTTAAAATTTGTCAGTTTTTCTACATTCATGTGTTTACTCCTTTCTACCATAACTGCATAAATAAATCTTCAAGGTTATTAATAATCAGCATATCAATATTTAAAAACGTTTCACGATAATCTTGCAATAACTTACTAGCATTTTTACCCTCATAACCAACAACTGTTTCTAAATAATTCTCTGTAGTATTAGCATTAGAGTTTGAAGTTGTATTACCGCTATCAATACTAGTAACATTACCACTACTGTCACTTTCATTATGGGAGCTACTGTTTGAATTACTATTTTCATCCACAATTCTAGCATTAGTTAAATAAGTGCCACTCTCAATGTTAGCTAAACCGCCTTGAGGTGCATCACTATACTTATCAGTACTCTTACCAGTATTGCTTCCACTCCCATTACTGTTTGTTTCATTATGATTTGTACTATTTACACTGCCATTATTACTTGTATTAACAGTTTCATTACTAATATTTTTGCTTGTTCCTTCATGTGACCTTGTTAAGTTATGTGTATATAGGGGATTGAAGTCTAATAATTCACTCACATACAACTTGTTATAATATGGCATAATTTCATTCATTCTAGTATCAAGTCTTAATTTCCAAAGACCAACTGTTTCTTCTCCAATCTCTCTAGTATAAAAGTGTTTAAGAATTTTTTTCTCTAAAACCACTCTATATTTCTCGTCAAAAATAGGAAAATCAAAGTTAAACACTTTAGGAATAGCCAAATCAATAATACTATTTGTATCATTATGACCTTTGCTTTCACCTAGACCGCTTGCAGTTTCACAAATGAACCTAACTTCTGTTGTATATTTACTCAACTAATTCACCACCTCTATACTCTTTTTCTTCCTCTTCATTTTCGTTTTTCTGTTCTTCTATGTCTTGAAAGCCCTCTCTATAATTAACCCAAATATCAAGACCAAACATTTCATTAATTTGTTTACAAGCCTGTCTACGACTTTCTAATCTTGAATATCTACTAGCAACTGTTCCACCTTGGTTTCTTGTGACTTCATCTGTTATCATTCTTTCTTTTTTAACAACATTGATATTACTAATTCCAAGGTATGTTAAAGCTTCATTCCAAATTTGTGTTTTTAACTCATACAACTTATCAGCAACATAAGGTGCTCCAGTTTGTAAAACTTTAAGACCGTTTGCGTCCAACCCTTTTGAGCCAAAGATAAATGGTTCATTACCCTCATACTGTTTATATAAGTTCTTCATTGTTAATCTTTGACTTTCATCACATTGTATCAATACTGGTGTTTTCTGTGCGTTAGCGTTTACATCTATAGCCCTATCAAGATTATATAATCGCTTACTAAACATTTCAACATCTAGCATTGAATTAGTGTGCAAATAATTATTAAATATAATAACACTATTTGTTCCGTCTAATTCTCTTTGATAGCCATTAGTTGCGTATGCCCTACGTTCCATAGGAATACGATAAACATTAAGTTTACCACCTATCCTACATTGAAGAGATAAATAGCCAAGTACTTCATCTTGAAAGAACACACACATTCCGTCACAAAATAAACACATTTCCAAAAATCTTTGGTCGATTGTTTTGGGTAGATTTTGCCATTCAAACATACTTATAGCTAGTTCAGTAAGTCTATTATAATACTGCAAGTATGTTCTATTATTCATATAAGCACTTTCACAAAATTGTAAATCTCTTTTTCTTCCCAATTATATGCTCCTTTCTAGCTAGGGGGATTATCTAAAGAGTAGTTTCCTACTTCACTAGCTGTTTTCCAAAATGTTATTCCATTATCATAGATACCACAAATTTTTCTTACATCATCAGCAGGGGCATTTCCACTTAATACGCACCCACTTGTTTTAACATAATTCCAATGTGGTCTAGCACTTCTATTAGGTACTTTTACTCTTCTAGTAGCATAACCAAACATTGTAAAGTAATCGTCAATTTGTTTTGCAAATTGCGCTTTAATTGTTACATGATTAAATGTAAAATCAAAGTAGTTTAAGCTATAAGAAATAGAAGAACTTTGATTGCCACTAACATGGTTAGGTAATACTTTAGCCTTGTGTGTTTCAGCAAGTAAACTTGAAGCACTATGAACAGCACTTACTGTTCCCATCACTCCACCAACCACATTACCTGCTCCTATTGATAAACCAGCACCAAACGCTGATATAGCACTACCAACTAAAGATACTCCTAGTTGTGCTTGATTTTGCGCTAACCAAGCCTTGTAATAATCCCCACTTATTGCGCATTGTGGTAAATTACCAAGCGTTAAAGGTTCACACATATTATCGCTAACACCCTTATAATTTCTAGGTATAAGCATAAACTGTGTATTAGGCATACAAGAACCTGCTATATGAAAATTACATACACCTGTATCTGAAAAATCTTCATACCTATATTCAGCGTTGTTGCCTTGGTTGCTATTTACATTTAAAAAATTATATGGATATGTAAATAACTTTTTATTCTTCGGAACATAACCGTCTATATTACCAAGATTTTTAGAAATAGTAAAAGATTCAATGTGGGTATCAGATGTAAAGAAATTGTGTGGAATCATATACATACAAATAACACTGTCAAATAACCCTGCGTCATTCATAGCATTTACCCAATTATTTACACCAATGCTAGAACCGCTAGTGTTCATTCTATTAAACACTTTTATTTTCAACGCACTATAAATACTTGAATAAGCAGTACCCAAATCGCCAGTAATTTCTGCACCAGAACTCGTGTCAACATCTTGCGCTGTTAAAGCGGCAACATAAAATCCATTAAAACTTCCGTCAGCGTTAATAGCTGTTGAACCAAATACACCAGAATTTATTTGGTCATTGGTTTTATATTCTCCGAAGTTTAAATGTTCGTCAATCAAGTTATCTCCTATGTTATCAGTAGCAGAATGTTCTCTCTCAACAAAGCACTCTTTCAATATAACATCAAACAAGTACGTTTGCATAACATCAATTTCAAATGTAATCTCACTTGTTTCGTTATTAACATACTCAACACCTGTAATAAACGCATAGAACCATTTAGTGCCAAAAGACGCATTTTGAAAAGCTAGGTAATTGCAATCATATAGATTGTCAGATTTTACCGCTACTCTCATGCTACCTTTAACAACTCTTTGATAACTTTGCGCTGTTAGGTTGTATTTCAATATCGAAACATTGCCATGAAAATAAGCGTTTTGTTCAGCTAAATTATCAAAGTATAAGGTGTGATTGTATGTGTTATCTAATGGAACATTGTGGTATATTTTTATGTTACTATTAGGTTCAATATACATTGCATAACTCCTTAAATATAGGGGGAATTACCCCCCTATTATAGTTACGATACTGTAATAGTAGCAGTACCTGTCTTTTCAGAATCGTAGGTTGACGTAGCTGTGATAGTAACAGATGTATCTGGGGAAACATCAGCACCAACAGTTACAACACCGCCCTTATTTACAGTAACACCCTCTGTGTCAGAACTCCAATCAACAGTCTGTGGTGCAAAATATTCTGTCTGAACAACAGCACTTAAAGACACTGACTGTCCTGCTTTTACGGTTGCAACAGCTGGGGAAACTGTAACACTTGTTACGGTAGGTGTTCCCGGAATAAATAGGGCATTGTTTGCAAACGGAGAAACACTAAATGTTTTCCATACATGATACCAATAATTCCAATATAGACCCTCACCGTTGTACTGCTCTGTGAAGTTATAAAAGTTGTCAAAAATCATAAACCAATCTTTGTCAACTAAAACGCAAGGGATTGCATCAAGAGCCTTCAAGTCAGCTTCGTCAATCTCTGTATAAGTTGGGTCATCAGCAAACAAAATGTTTAATCTCTCAATATCAAGAGAGCCAAAGCTGTCAACAAGAACTCTCTTTCCGGTAAACTCCGCCTTATCCATGTTAAAAGCAGAAGCAAGCACTTCTACATCCATGATAGCATCAAAGTTTGAATTTATTAACAAATACTGGTCTTTTTTACTTGACTGTGTATGTACTCCGGCGAGATTGTATTTGCTACTCATAAATTCATAATTGTTTGACACACCCTTAATTGTGCTAACAATCGTTTTCATGTTTGCTTCTGTTACGGTAGGAATGGTAACAGGGTACATTCTACCATTAAGGATATGCTTTGCTAACATATATTTCATAGTCTGAAACTCGTCATAGTTTGCACCAGAATACATTGAATCTACAATCTTTGCGATAAGGTCTGTAATACCCTGCCATGACAGAAAAGCCTGTCTAAGTTGGTCGTTCTGAATTGTAGTTTTGTAATACTTCTGGTAGTTCATGATATGAAATGCAGAACGCACATCTGGAATCTCACGCTTGAACAAATTACTTTCAGCAACATTTGGGTCAAACTGAAAAGGTTTTGCAATGTTCACAAAAATTTCCTCAATAGTTTCTCCAAATTCAAGCATACCCTTTTTAAACATACTCCAAGGGTTTTCGTACATTTTGGAAGTGATTAACACTCTACCGATACGATTAACTAAAGCAGAAAGAAATTCATTCTGCAACTGTGGGTTATCCATAATAACCGCACCAATCTCTTTAATGCTGTCCGCATCTGGTGTTGCCTGTGGAACATAATTCTGATAGTTCACACTTGCGTTGTTTCTGATAACATTTAAAATGTCAACAGATGAATTTGTTAATGTAACAATCTTAGGTTTTACTGCCATGTTTTATTAGCCCTCTCTTTCTTCAAATAAATCGGCATAAGTTTTTTCCTTGCCGTCATCTTTTACATCATCTTCTTGCACATTTTTTGTGTCCTCTGGTGTTGTTTCTGAATTGAAAAATCTTGCTTTATATTTTTCTCTCCATGTTTTGTCTAATTCATCATACTTCTTTTGCCACTGTTCACCATTGTTACCACTTGAACGTGTTTCCATATCATTGAATGTATCTGTCATATCTTCAATGAATGACATAGCTTCATCAGAAGTATCTTCACCAATGCGTTCCTGCAAACGCTTCATAAAATCTTCTTTGTTAAGTACCATTTTGAACTCCTTTCTTAAAATCTTCTTAACATCATATAGATAGGCATTTTCTTTTTGGATATAGGTGTAGGCGGTGTAGGTGGTGTAGGTGGTGTAGGTGGTGTTGGCGGATTTGGTGTACCACTAAAATATTCATACCAATTACTAGCATATTGAAGTCTTAAATCTAATGCTTCTATTCCTGCTCTTTCTCTTTCATATAAATAAGCTTTTGTAGCTTCTGCAACATCAGTTAGAGCAATAAATTCAGACCAACTATAAGGATAACTAGCAGTAGGCAACCAATATCCACTTGCGTTTTTTATTCCCTCGCCCTCACATATTATTCTTTCGCATTGAGCAAAACCGTCGTACCAATTATAACCATACGTTTTACACCAATTTGTTAAAACTGTTGCCGGTGTCCATTGGATTAAACCCCAACCTAAAGATGTTGAACTACCTTGTTTAATTCCGGGATTAATTGTACTTTCTCTTGTGATATTACCTAACATACCGCATATAGCTTCAAGGCTTACCCCTTTATTAACAAAATAATTATAAAATTCGGTTGCGTTATTTTCTTGTTTTGCTTGCCCAAAATATTTACCTACACCAATTTCATATATCCATGCCATAGCTATCCTTTTAGTAGCTTATTTACTAACGTTTGAATGGTATTGTAGTCATAACCTGCTTTTGTTAAAGCTGTTTTTCTTGCATTACCATTCCCCCATTTTCCTGCTACAACTTCTTTTGCTATTTCTTCATTACTTTTCTTTACTGTTGTACTTGTTGGAGTGTCAAATAATTCTTTTTCTTTCGCTCTCCTTTTTACAAGTCCTGCAATAACTCTTCCACCGCTTTTGTTATAAGCTGTTATTTTTGAACTAATCTGTTCTAATGTTCTAGTTCCACTAGCTGTTAATTGATTAATACTACCAACATTAAAAGCAAATGAAACTAATGCATCAAATTGATTTTGATTGAAGTTGTATTTACTCATAAAAGAATTAACATTTTTAATTGCTTTTTTACAATCTTGTAAAAGTAATTCTTCTGCTTGTTCTTTTGTGATTTTCATTCCTGCTGTTACATCTGAACCATAATGTCCGTACCCTATTGTATAGTACTTCTCTGTTGGTAAACATTTGTAAGCTGTTAATTTACAACCCTCAAAACTTTTAATCAAATTCAATCCCTTTGTTGATAAGTTTCTTGACAAGTTTTACACCTCTCTTTCAACACCCAATGTGTCACATAATTTCTGTAATATAAGAGTGTTATTATTTAATGCTTCTGTGAACTGTTCTGTTTCCTGCTTATGCTTGTCCGTTAAATCTTTGATGTACCAAAGAAGTGCTACACACATTGCAATAGGGAAACCAACTGTTGAAACGATTTGTGTAATAGAACCTACATCCATATTTTTACCCTTTCTTTTTTCTTTAATTATAGCACTTTTATTGCTATTTTGCAATATTTATGTTATAATAATAAGGAAGAAATTACATCATTAAAAGGAAAAGGTACAACATTATGAAAAATAATTATTATGACGGTACTAAATTATTGTCAATGAAAGACTTAAATGGTAAAACACCAGAGTTGTTTTTATGTACTACAAATAGAACTGGTGGTAAAACAACCTATTTTGGAAGATTAGTTGTAAATAGGTTTATAAAGCAGGGTAAAAAATTTGCACTTCTTTATAGATATAATTATGAACTTGATGATGTGGCAGATAAATTCTTTAAAGACTTAAAAGGCTTGTTCTTTAGTGGATTGGAAATGAATAGTAAAAGACGTGCAAGTGGTATATTCCATGAGTTATTTTTAATTAAGAATCATGATGAAGAAACAGCAGAAAGTTGTGGGTATGCTATTTCATTAAATAGTGCAGACCAGTTGAAAAAATACTCACATCTATTTAGTGACGTTGATTGTATTTTATTTGATGAATTTCAAAGTGAAACTAACCATTATTGCAGTGATGAAATAAGAAAATTTTTAAGTATACACACTTCTATTGCTAGGGGTAAAGGTGAGCAAGTAAGATATGTTCCAGTATATATGCTTGGCAACCAAGTTAGTATTATCAATCCATATTATAACGAATTGGGAATTAGTAGTAGATTAAATAAAGACACAAACTTTCTAAGAGGTGACGGTTTTATACTTGAAAATGGTTTTATAGAAACAGCAAGCATAGCACAAAAAGAAAGTGGTGTAAATAGGGCATTTAAAAATAATCAATATGTAGCATATAGTAGTGAAAATGTTTACTTAAATGATAACTTAGCATTTATAGATACACCACAAAATTGTAGTAGTAGGTATCTTGCTACTATTAGGTACTGTGGAAATGATTTTGCTATTAGAGAATATAAGGACATAGGTATTTTATATTGTGATGATCACGCTGACAAATCTTTTCCTAACAAGATTAGTGTTACAACAGATGACCATAATATTAATTATGTAATGTTAAAGAATAATGATATGTTTATTACAAACCTTAGATATTTTTTTGAACATGGTGCTTTTAGATTTAAAGATTTAAAAAGTAAAGAGGCATTGTTAAAATGTATTTCATATTAGGTATCTGCATTTGTATATTCTTCTGAACAAAGTGGGTAGCACACTTGGAAGATAGTGCCACATTGTTTGTCGGTTTCGCTGACCGCTTTTGAATTGCAAGTGTTATAGATATAAAAAGTAAGAGTAGGATACAACTTAGTTGCCCTACTCTTCTTTATTTAGTACCAGTTTTCTTTTAAGCATATTTCTTTATATTCACAAAACAAACAACAATGCTTACAATTTCTTTTAATCCATTTCATGTACATTAATCTTATAATTCTTTTTATCATGTTGTTACCTCATTTCATAAGTTGTATCGACTAATAGTACTCCACCACGTATTCTTTTTGGCATTAATTTTCCCGGAATTTTTAATCCTATTTTAAAGTCCTCTAATGTTCTTTTTGTTTTCAAAAATTTTAACTCTTCCTCTGTATATTTATCATCTTCTTTTGGTTCATATCCTAACATTGAAGATACAAATAAATCTTTACATTTTTGCGGCATACCTGCACACTTAACATTGTAATAAGGGTTATTGATAGGTTCTAAATCTTCATGTGTAACATGTTCAATGTATGTTTTCTGTCTAGTGAAAATAGCTTCATCCCAACAAGATTCTAATTTCCAACAACAGAAGTTTCTATCATGTACTTTTATTCCTACAATTTCTTCTGGTTTTAAGTCACAGTGTATACTATCAGTATCAGCATATATAAACCCTCTCTTATCCTTACCATGATAATTTTTCTGTGCGGCTCTTATTGTAAAATTTCTAGCGTAAGATGTAATAGCTGAGCCAACAGCTATAAACCCAGCTTGTTTATCATTAGCAGGAACAGAAATAAATCCAAGTGCTTTGTTTTCTTTTACAATAGCTACCTTGAAAGAACTATCTTCACTACTTGCCATTTTACCATACAAATTATTTAAGAAAAGTTTTGCCAATTCTCTTAATGCCCCTTTACTTTCAAGTTTAATCTTTTTATACTTTTCCATGTACACATCAAATATACCAGTAGCGGTAAAGAAATAACAACCATCTATTATTTCAAAGTCTACTAATTCATAATGTTCTTTCATTAAAATAAAGTCTGTCATGGTTAACGTCAATTCAACTCTTGTGTCGTGTAAATTTCCTGCTTTATCGTAATAATGGTCGTAATATTTGTCGGTCTTTTTATCGTACACATCTGAACTTTCTAATGCTTCTGTCCCCTTGTATAAATAGTTACCTTTTATTTGTATAAACGGCAAATAGTTTGGTTTTAAATAAAAGCGTGTTTTAATTCTTACAAAGTAGTACCTATTATTTTTTAAGGCTTCATTAGGTATAAAGTTACCCACCCAAAACGTAGGCTTGCCAACTGGGTAAGCATTTCCACTTTCACTTGACATCATACTTGGGTACAATGAGTTTACATCTGCTGTTGTACCATTTGTTTTTATTTGGTTTTCTTTACCTTTTACTAAATAGCACCAACCACCTTTGTACGATTTTCTTATCCATGCATCAGCGGATGTGTATTTATGTTTTGATGTGTCTAATAAATAATCAGTTAGACTTGGGAAAAGAGTTTCATAATCTTCTTTACCCATTATCCTTTTATACTCTTCCAAACAACATGAACCTATTGTTAATTTGTTATGCCCCTCTGTGAACATTATTTCTAATGCTTCTTTTACAACAAGTACGTCATTTGCAATGTATTCTTTTTCTTTTTCTGTTATATTACATCCAGCATATCTGAAACCATTGTATTCCATGTCAAGTTTTTTATGCTTTGTACCAAATGATTGCCCTATTCTTTTAACACTAAATGGTAATAGTTTTAAGCTATCCCTTATTTCAATAAAATGATTATTTACTTTAATAATTATATTATACCATTGCCCTTTATCTGATATTGAGTATTTAAAAGAATTGTTAGGCATTTCTTTTTCTTTTAGCCATTCAACTTCAGTTTCTTGTTCGTTTAGTGGTGTATAGGCTTGTTTAAAACCTAAGTCCACTAATAGATAAGACAACCAAAAAGCACCGTCAAACTTTAAGTTGTGATAATAAGCACAAATATTTGTGTCTAATGATTTGAAATAATCAAATTGTTCTTCTATACTATGGAAAATTTTTACATCTTCTGTAAACAGTTCTACACTTGCACTAGCCCAAACTTCTGTATTAACTTGACCTTTGTAAACTGTGGTTTCAAAGTCGCACATAAAATACCGGAACTTTTTAACTTTCAATTTACACACCACCTATGAATTATAGTATTCTGCCATCATAGATAAATTTTCAGCTTGTGACATTGATAAGGCTTGCATGTTTAAAATTCTGCCTAACGACACAAATGAAGCTGAAATTTGTTCTGCGTTGCTGTCATAAGAAATAACATTTAATAGTTCAGCAATTTCACTTTCATGTGCTTCAAGATAATGTTCATATTCTGTTATATTATCACTATATAATGTTATATTATCTTCAAATATAGCTAACAATTCATTTTTTCTATTCTCTATAGGTATTGGGGGTTTTGCTTCTCTAGTTAGTTCCGATATTCTATCTCTAATTGTATCAATAATACTAATTGTAGGATAATATGTAGGTACACTAGGTGTACTTATTTTCTTTTTTCTTATTCTTGTTTCTTTTGCTTTTCTTTTTCTTGTTTCTTTTGCTTTTCTTATTGCTTCTTGTTTTACTTCTTGTTTTCTTTGTTCAGCAGAGACTACTTCACCAGTTTCTTGATAAACAAATTCAGCTTTTTTGTATAACTGTTTTGGTTTTGTTTTTTGTATCTTTTCTAACTGTTTCTTTGTTACTCTTTTTGGTAATTCTGGTACAATATCTTCTGGAAAAATGTACCCTTGTTTTTCTGCTCTGCGAACAGCTTGTAGTAATCTTCTTCTCTCTTTTTGATATGCTTTTTGGTTCTCTGTTTGCTTATTTCTCTTTGCCATAAATTGTACCCCATTTCTTAAAATAAATTAAAGCCCCTAGGTTGCTACACCTAGAGGCTTGTCCTAGGATAATTATTACCTAGATAATTGAACAAGTAAGGAATTTCTTTCCTTTGTAGTTTTTACTGTCAAGTTTGTAAGCTTTGATTGACCAAGCTTCTTCTTCACCCTGCATTTCATCATAAATATCCATGAATGAACTCCAAAAACTTGATGAACCAGTAACGTATTTGTCACCATTTTTGTCAATGATAACATAGTTTTCATAGTCCACATTATCAGATTTTTCATTGTGAATTGCTAAAACAGCATAGTCTACTGGTTCAATGATAACAGCGTTTTCATCACAAGCTGTGTCAAGCTTGATTGCATCAGAAGTATCTTTCAATGCAATTCTCTGTTTTGCTGTTAATTCTCTACTTGTTTCCTTAATTTCTACTGAATATCCTGTCATAATTTTGTTCTCCTTTTCTTATTGAATTACTGTCCCTGTTCTGTTTCGGATTCAATTTCTCTGCGTGTTGCAGGGTCAAGAATTGTCGCATTTGTTATGAAGTCCTGCTCTGTCATTCCATACAAAGTTTCGACTTCTTCCTTGTTAACAATGTGTACCGCTTTAACTTCATCAGTGTTTACAACTTCTTCAACTTTCTTTAACAACTTCTTGTCATCCTTGTATGTACGAGGAAGTGTTACAATTTTGTTAAATGGTTCTGCACTATTAATGTCAAGGCAGAGTACATTGACCTTTGTTGTTACGATTGTTCTTGTTACCATTGGTTTTCTTGCCATTTTGGTACTCCTTTCATTCTTAGGTTTATTTGGTTGCTAGTACAAAGGGCTTATTTCTTTGTACAAATGGTGTGGTACGCAATGAACGTACAATAGGGCTTGTCCTACACACCAGTTAAACATGGGGTTGTTAGGCTATTTAAGATAGCTGTTTACTACTCTTTAATAGTACCATATTATAGGTACATTGTCAATATTAAATTGTAAATTTTTGGATAGAAAATTTTATGTGGATAACTTTGTTGATAATGTGGATAACTATGAAACTTCTCTAAAATAAAGTTTGTGATTTTCCACTTTAAACTCAAAACCATAACAAAGTGCATCATCAATAATTTTCATAACTTCTGATAAATTGTCTGATAAACCAGTGCTAAATTCTTCCCACATGATAGTACCTCATTATAAAGCATAGAATAACATTATTAACGCCAAATCTGCTCTTTTAGATAGAGCCCAGTTCTGTTCACTAGGGAAGTACTGGATAAGTGCTTTTAAATAACCAATAGCTTCTGCGCATAATAAAGGGTTGCGTGATACCTCTTCAAATGGGTATTTTTGTTCATAAATTTCCTTGTTTGTTTTGCTTCTTTCTTCCATGTTGTTTCTCCTTTTGTTATTTAATATTCCACATAGATGCGGTAAAACCCTTGCAGGGAGTTGCACCCTGCTGTGTGCTACTAGGGTTAATGATTAAATGAGATAAACCAGTCTTTTGCATCAAAATAAGAAGTTGTGGTGTTAGTTGTAATTACATAATAGTGATGCGTTGATTTTAAGCTAAGTCCCATTTCATTTAATTTCTTACCGCTTTCAACTGTTATTATCATAACATTGTCAAAAGCTATTCTTGTTTCTTTGTGGTAATGTACCATATGAATTGAATTAAACATAAGCATTTTCTCCTTTTTATTCCTATTTATTTGGTGAAACTGGGTGCAGGGAATTGAACCCCGCTGTGTACCATTACCCAGTGCTTTGTGCTATTCTTCACTTTCTAATGCTTTTCGTGTAGCAGGGTCTAACTTTTGTGCTACCTTGAGGAAGTCAATTTCCTTGAGACCATACATTTCTTCGTGTACTTCCATTTTCTGAATAGCTACTACTTTGAATGTGTCCGTTTCGTACTCTTTCTTGAGTGCTTTAAGTGCTTTTTCTTCTGTAAATGTTTCTCCAGTAAGTTCAAGTTCTTTGATTGACACACCCGCTGTTAATGTGTCTACGCACATTGCTTCGATTGCTGTTACGTTGATTGTTCTTGTTACCATTCTTGTTCTTGCCATAATTTGTTTCTCCTTTTCTTATTAAATGTTCCGCACTGTTGCGGTAAAACCCTTGCAGGGACTTGCACCCTGCTGTGTGCTACTAGGGTTAATTGTACCAACGCATTTCGTTTTCACAACCCCACTTGCCATTGCCATAATCGCTACGGAATTTAGCAATGTGTTGTGCTGACGTAGAAGTATAACCATATACCAATCTTAAGACATCATAGCAAGTGTCTGTGTTTTTGTCAATAAATGCTACAATCGTGTCATAGCTTTGGAGAAAATAGTAGTTATCTGTTTCATGAACAACAGCCGAACAACTTCTTAATTTCCTACTTGCTATTATAGCGTTAGACTGAAAATCGTTATATGCAATTTTCCACTCTTTTTCGATGATACTATTGTTTTCATTCTTCATTGCTTTAGTCATAATGTTACCCCACTTATAATATTATAGTTGCACTACCATTGTGCTAAAGGTCTACTTGCGTTGAGGCTACACCTAAAGTGGTAGACCTAACCAAATAATATAGGAAAAACCTAACTTTATTCAGTTATCAAGGTGCGATGGTCAATAGTTTGACCTACGGTGCGTACACGTTAGCGTTACCCATTCTACACTGCGTGGAAGTGTGTACCTGTAGAACTGTGGTTATTTATACGATACCACAAAACGCTTTACCCCTATTCTATTAGTCTAAGAGGATATAATGCCACTGTCGGATATTGGCAACGTCAATGATTTTAAAGGCATAAACATTGATACAAACCACTATGTTTCACACTGTCTAACACCAAAAGGGATTGCTAAGCTGATAAGTTGTGTATTTTCCGCATACAACTTGGCAGAACATAAAATGCGGTGTAGTGCTTATAGAGGTTTACTACCACCTCTTGTACCTTAAGTATACCACACTTGGTGTACCTTGTCAAGTACCAAATTCAAGAACTTGTTTACCGACCTATCACGGGGTTGCTGTCCTATCCTTTGTACCTTAAGTAT